TGATTAACCGTCCTTTCGCTCAAGGTCAAGTAGCATAAGTAAAGGAGCATCCTCTTCTGAGGGTGTTCCCTTATGGGCTTTATTAGTTCATAAGGGAGCGCTACCGCTCTTAACTGGAGATAACAATGGCCTACGCCGACCCGATGACTAGAGTACCTTATTTTTTCTTTGTTGAGCGCGAACATGGCGTCAACGCAGAAGCAAGTAAAAAAGAAGGATATGAAGTCCCTAAACTTGAGACATTCATAATGATTACACCCCACGGACATCGTGGCGACCCTTTGGAATTTTTCGCGGATGACTTTATAGAGCGCAAAGGAAAAGAAGCCCGAGAAGGTAAATATGACCATACTTGGGTAGCAGAATTTAAAGCAGGACTGGCAGCATTTAGAGAAGGGAAAGAAATTCCCCGTCATGGAACGCCTATCGTGCTTTGGGAACGTGTTTTGAAATCTCGGCGTGAGGCTTTAGCTAAACGCTTCCCGACTGTTGAAGATTTGGCCGCTGTACCTGATTCAAGTCTTGGAGATATTGGCCTAGATGGTCGTGTATTGAGAGATATGGCAAAGGCTGATATTCAGGCTAAAAAAGACCTTTCCCCGGTAGTAAAAGAACTTGCCAACGCGAAAGAAGAAAATCGCCAGCTTCAAGAACGTGTATCTAAGTTGGAAAATATGATGCTACAAGAAGGTATAACAGAACCAAAGAAACGCGGTAGACCCGCAAAAGACCATGACCAAATAACAGCCTAAAAGGAAACCGATATGCTTACTTGTTTACAAATTCTTCAGACAGTTTGTAAGCGTATCGGCATACCCTCCCCTACAGTTGGGTTTGGTTCAACAGATCAGCAAATTATCCAGCTTCTTTCAATCGTTGAAGAAGAGGGACAAGAACAAGCCACCAGATATGCGTGGCAGACATTACAAAATGAAGCTACTTTCACAACGGCTGCGACTCAACTTCAAACTACCGTATCCTCAATTACTACGGGATTCGATTACATCATTAATGACACAATCTGGAACAGGACTCTTCGTAGACCTGTTTACGGCCCGAAGTCTCAACAGGATTGGCAACAAACCAAGGCCATGCAAATCAATGGCCCATTCAATTCATTCAGAATCATAAACGATTCAATCAATTTCTATCCTAATCCAGTTGCAGGACAATCCTGTTATTTTGAATATCAAAGTAAAAACTGGATAAATACTACAGCGTTAGCAACTTCAGCGACTTGGACTAATGACGGCGATACTCCAAAACTAGACGACCAATTGGTTATCTTGGGGACGATATGGAGATGGAAAGCGGTTAAGGGTTTGGGATACGCCGAGGACTTTTCTAAATATGAGCGCAGGATTCTTGACGCTATGGGACGAGATGCTGGGAAGCAAATGTTGAATATGGGCGGAACGAAATACGACATTCAACCTGGAATATTTGTTCCTGCTGGTAATTGGTAATGCGTCAGGCTCAACAGCAATTAAATAGAGGCCAGATTTCTAGGACGCTATCTATACCTAGTCCTGTAATGGGATGGAACGCCCGCGACCCTGTAGCGGAAATGAAACCTACTTATGCGGTGATTCTGGATAACTATTTCTGCACGCCTTACGATGTAATGGTGAGGTATGGTTATAGTAATTTTGTTACCGGATTTGCAGGGAATGTAAATACCATTGCTTCGTATTCTCCCGTAAGCGGTGGTATTAAATTATTCGCATCTTGTGGGGCTAGTATTTATGATGCATCTACATTAGGCGCAGTTGGGGCAGCAGTAGTCTCAGGCATGACCTCTGATAAATATCAGCATGTAAATATGGGAACCGCAGGAGGTAATTTTCTTTTGATGGTGAACGGCGCTGATAAGTTAGTCGGGTTTGACGGTACGACTTGGTGGAAAGACGGAGACGGAACGCACGATATTACCGGAGTCGACACAGCGACGATAAGTAACATTTCAGTGTTTGGTAAAAAGGTCTGGTTGATTCAAAGAAACACTCTAAAAGTTTGGTATCTACCTACTCTTTCAATTGGTGGTGCTGCTCAGTCTATAGACTTTGGAAGCTTGTTCAATCGAGGTGGTTATTTAGTTGCTATGCTGGATTGGTCGTTGGATGGCGGTTATGGAATGGACGACTACGCTGCCTTTATAACTTCTGAGGGACAGGTAGCTATATATCGAGGATACGACCCTTCCAGTACGACTACATGGGCCTTGGTAGGACAATACGATATAGGCTCTCCCATTGGTAAGCGGTGCATGACCAAATACGCTGGAGATGTCACGATCATCTGCCAGGATGGTTTGGCTCCTTTGTCTAAGTCTCTCATGTCTTCGAGAGTTAATTCGCAGGAAATGCTGACTGATAAAATCATTCACGTAATCTCAGATTACGTAAGTCAGTACGGTTCGAATTTTGGGTGGGAATGTTGCCTTTTCCCTAAAGAGAACATGTATCTGTTGAATGTACCAACATCTTCAACAACGTCTTATCAGTTGGTAATGAACACCATTTCTGGTGCTTGGTCTAGGTGGATAGGTCTTAATGCAATGTGTTTTGAGCTTCATGGAGATAATTTGTTTTTCGGCGGTAATGGTGTTGTGTGTAAAGCATGGGACACCCAAGCAGATAATGGAGCAAATATTAACTTTGAAGGCCAGCAAGCGTTTAATTATTTCGGCTCTCAAGGTCAATTAAAACAAATCAAGATGGTTCGGCCTGTAATTTCCACCGATGGCGCACCTTCTGTTCTGTTTGGGGTTAATACTGATTACGACACTTCACAACCCACTGGGATAGCTACTTTTACTACTTCTACATCAGCGATTTGGGATTCTTCTACTTGGGACTCTGCTATATGGGGTGGTGATTTGAAAATTAAGAAAGATTGGCAATCTGCTTTCGGGCTTGGATATTCTTTAGCTGCGCATATGGTAGGTTCGAGTAAGAATCTAAAAATGAGGTGGGCTTCGACTGATTATGTTATCGAGCCTGCTGGCGTGATATGAAAACCATCATTGCAAACGATCACGAAAGAGTGGGAAGGTGGACTTGTGAACGCATGGGAGCCACTTTCGCTCCTGAAGTTTCCGTAGCGATAGGTCTAGAAGAAGATGGAAAGTTAATCGCTGGCGTTCTTTACGACAATTACCGAAAAAAATCCATCTGTATGCACGTAGCCGCAGAAGGTACTAGATGGATGACGAGAGAATATTTGCGGGTGTGTTTTGATTATCCATTTCGTCAGCTTGGAGTGAATAAAATAATCGGTATTGTTGGTGAGAAAAACACCAAAGCAAGAAGCTTTGATGAACATCTTGGGTTTGAACTTGAACACATTATAAAAGACGCTTGTGAGGACGGAGATATGCTTATTTATAGCATGACAAAAGAACAATGCAGACATTTAAGGATTAAATCATGAGTAAAGCTTCCTCTCCGCCACCTCCCGATTATTCAGGGGCTGCCAATGCCACTGCCGCTGGTAATTTAGCCCAGGCCCAATATACAACAAAGGCTAATCGTGTAAATCAAGTAGGCCCGAATGGTTCGTTAACTTATTCACAAGAAAATCCTAACGACCCAAATAGTACATGGACAGCAACACAAGCTTATTCGCCAGATCAGCAAAAGCTTTACGACATGCAGAACCAAATTTCGCAGAAATATGGTCAACTTGGGGTACAAGGAATAGACACCGCGTCGGGACTTTTATCTAATCCTCAAATAGATGAGTCAAAGCTTGCACAAATGCCGCAAAACGCAGGCACGACTACGCAAGATGCAATGATGGCACGACTTCAACCTCAAACGGACAGAGAGAACACCCAATCTGATGCTCAATTAGCTAATCAAGGAATTCAACAGGGTTCAGAAGCTTACAACAATGCCAAGACTTTATTGGGGCAGACTCAAAACGACAGATACAACCAAGCCGCAATTACAGGCGTTCAAACTGACATGCAAGCCCGTAATCAGGGAATTGCTAATCAGTCTGCGATAATGAATCAGCCTTTAAATATGATTAACGCATTAAGGACAGGC